GCATCAATATTTCATCTTCATATTTTACGAGACCTTCGATAAAATCATCCATTTCCTCTCCTGTATAGCCTTTACGTTCAGCAAACATATGCTTACGTAAAATAGATTCTCTTTTTCGCTCAATTAGTAATTGTAGTGGTTTAGGAACAGCTTTTTGCTTTTCAACATCAACGACAATTAAGTAGTCGTTGATGTTCGATCCTGCGATGTCAGTCATTAATTTCATGACCTTATCCGAATCCATCTTCGATTCCTTCAACCTAGCATCGATATGAGCAGAGATGTTAGGTTTCGTCAAGTTCTCGCAACCAATTGCCCTAGCTGTGTTTTCACTATACCCTGCTTGAAGTGCAGCCCTCGTTGCGTTGAAATGTGTGAGATAATTATCAACGAATAACTGTTGTTTAGGCGTTAGTTTAGTCTTTACCTCATCACTCACCTTTCACCTCCTTTACTAATTCATCAACTAGATGTTTAAACACCTTATCAACTTGATATACTTCCCGAGCCACTTTAATGCGATAGGAAGCACTTTGCTGGTTGATTCCAAGGAACTTCTTGATCGTATTACAGATTCCGTTCTCGACTTTTTCACTGAGTAGAATTGACTTAGGCGAAAAGATTAAAAGCACGGAAGCAGCAAAAAGAATCTCTGAATTACACTTCTTTGGTCCAGGATTGACAAGGTTATAGATTGCTTTCACGATGGTTTCATCCAGTTTCTGAGCTGTCAATGCTTCCCGATAATCCTCGAATGGGATATCAGGATTACGCTGAGTTGCTAGTTTTAAAATGAATTTTTCCATATTAGCAAAGCTAATTACAAAAACTAAGTAATCCAAATAGATTACTTAGTTTTTAAAATGGAGTATCATCTAGCTGTGGATTATCCCAATTTGTATACTTGCTCATGTCGTTGGAAGGCAATGTGATCGTTCCCTGAACAAATGAAAAATCAGTGATCATCGGTTCAGCAATTTCATGATCATTTGTGAAATTTGTTGTAGGACCATGGAACTGAAGTAAGATGATATCGGTCGCACCATTTCTATTTTTTGCAATTATATTTTCAGCTAAACCAACTGTCGATCTTCCCTCCTCATCTTCTGTGATCCCGTAATACTCGGGACGGTAAAGAAACATGACGATATCAGCATCCTGCTCGATTGATCCCGATTCACGTAAATCTTGAAGCATTGGTCTCTTGCTATTCCCTGGACGAGATTCAACTGCTCGAGATAACTGCGACAAAGCTAGTACAGGAATTTGAAGTTCTTTAGCCAAAATTTTCAATCCACGTGAGATCTTACTGATTTCATCAAATCTTCTTTCACCTGGAATTGTGATCAACTGCAGGTAATCGACAAATATCATTTCGATTCCATGAAGTCTTTTCATCCGTTTTGCCTTGGCGTTTAACTCAACCAAGGTTAATCCAGGCGTATCATCCCAAACGATTGGCAATCCAGATATCTCAGCACCTTTTCGGTGTATTAATTCCCAATCATGGTCATGAAGCTTTGAAGGTGTTTTAATCCTCGAAAGTGGTATTCCTGTTTCAAATGAAAGGATCCGTTGTTGCAATTGCTCCTTTGCCATTTCGAGCGAAAATATAGCAACCGGCTTACCTGATCGAGCGGCATTAACTGCTTTCTTGAGCATCAAAGCTGTTTTACCCATTGCAGGACGAGCTGCTAAAATAATCAAATCAGTTTTCTGCCAACCACCTGTCGCTGCATTCAAATCCGTGAATCCGGTATCAACACCGGTTACATCCAGCTCTCCAAGTTCTGCCTGTCTGCTCATTTCGGCAATCATGAGATTGAAAGCTTCTTCTTGGCCAACTTCTTTTCGAGTAATGATATTGTTCAGCAACTGATCACGCTTTGATTCATAGAGAGAAATCGTGTCAAAAACGTCCTCAGTGTCATCATAGCAATTTAAAATCGTCTCGTTCGATACTTTGATCAATTCCCTCTGGATGTACTTCTGAGATATAATCCTCGCATGGAATTCAATATTCGCAGAGGAAACAACGCGATCTGTAAGCAACGTTAGGTAGTAAGCGCCTCCAACTTTTTCCAAATTACCATCTTTCCGAAGCTTCTCCATGACCGTCAAAATATCGATCGCCTCAGCTGTCATTGATAGATTTTGAACGACTCTGAAGATGATCTGATGAGCATCTTTGTAGAACATTTCCGGATGCAGAATATCTGAAATCATCATGAGTGCATCTTTCTCCAAAAGAATAGCACCAAGCACAGCTTCTTCCAAATCCATTGCATGCGGAGGTAATTTCCCTAAACCATTAGCCTCTAAATTTGGCTTTGGTCTTTTGTATCGTTCTTTGTCGTAACTCATGCTAATCCGTTTCTTCTTTTTTGCACGATGGTGAACGTTGTCGTATCTCTCCATCCATTATTTTTCCACAACCACTTTCCAATCAATTCACCTTCTTTCGTGCCGGATTGACTTGGCATTTCATCACCGATGACCATTGGCACCTTTTTGATCACCCCCTCACTTGCTGTTTTGCCAAGTTCGATTTGTCGTCTGGTCCATGATTGACAGTGAGATTTTGCCTCTGTTTCTTTTTCGTGAATTTTTCCAGATCCAGCGCAGAAGATGAAAAACTTTTCAATCCACAATGGAACATCATCTGGGTTATCAATTCCTAGTGATTTACCGTAAGCAGATTGCCATTCAGAAGATGACAACAAAACCTTTTCAAGATCTTCCATTGATCGATAGCTTCCCCAAGCATCAGGAGAAGGAACTGAAGGATCTGACGAGGCGTTGACGACGGAGATTTTTTCTTCTTTTTCTTCTTCCTCTATTCTACTTTTATCTTCTTTACTTTCCTTTACTTTACTTTGCGGGTTTTTGTCTACAATTTCACCTGTTTTGTTTACATCATGTATACATGTTGCATGCATAATGGGTGTTAACTTGTACCCCTGTCCTATCAATTCGTTTACAATGTCTACATGTTGCATACATTTGTTTGCACGTCGCTTGTATGCATCCTGTATAGAGTTTACAAATATTTGCGACCAGATTACACGATGTTTCCATAGCTCAGAATCAAAAACTTTGATCTTTACAAGGTCATTTATGATCGAAATTAATACCTCTTCATCGACATTACAACGTGATGCTAAGAAGGAGATTTCAATCTCATCGTTAAGGTCTAGATAATGATTATCCGCGCTCGCTAGAGCTTCTAAAAGCTTGAACCATGTTGCGTATCCATCATTGCCATATCGCTTCTCGATGAAGTCCATTTTCTTCCCATTACCTATCAAATGTGGGAAATAATCTACTGTATTCTTTTTCTGTGTAGCCACAACTTACCTCCTTCTTAAAACACTTCTTTTCATAAATTCATAGCCACTTTTAGCTTTGTTAATCTCTAACATGAGGAATTGTCCGATCGTCATTAATAAGATGGAAATACCGGTTAGTAAGGCACCTAAAAGGAATATGGGGATGTATACGATTGCTAATACTTCAATTATTTTTTTCATCTTTCGTCAATTTTAGCTTTTCCTCTCTCTTAAGGGCAGCGCATCTTTTCGAGCAACATAAGCCCCAACCTCTTTTTAAATTGCGCTTATCGGCTTCGTATGAATCTCGACAGTAATCGCAGTTTCTCTTAACGTGTGCCATATCTTTTTACCTGAATTAATAAATTATGAGGATTGATGTAGGAATTCTCCCATCCTCTTGTTAAAATAATATCACTCAACATATAACCGTCAATAGAATGAATATTATGAATCAAAATAAATTGTCCAGGATCTTGAACAATACGCATAAGTTCATCCATTGCTCTACGTGAACCAAAAACTGCTATTCTTTTCATTTCTTAACCTCGCTTTTTAAGGTATTAATGTCAATGGCCAAACCTTTTTCAATTAATCCATCCAAGTCAGCATGTAGTTTATACAGCTCTTTAAAGAACTTTAAAGTGTCAAAGCAATAACCTCTAGTGAAACCTATAGATTTTGAATTGCTGGAATATGCTATAAAGTAGTCTTTTGGGACTATGAAACTCATCCCTTTATCTACATCATAGAGCCATACAGTTCCTGAATTTGGTTTTAAATAAACATCAAGATTGAATTGTTCCATTACTTCCAAAGCTTCTTTAGAAAAACAAGACCTAAAAACCTTGAGCCACTCATCTTTTGTTAGGTCAGACAAAGGCCTAAGGATTGGCTTAATCTCTGAAAGAACTACTTTTTTATAATAACCATACTTGCGACCTACAGATAACAATATATACTTCTTATATATTTCTATTTGTTTTATCTCAGAAATGCGACTACCATATATTTCATTTGGCTGATTATTTGCCCAATCCATGTAGTCACTTCCTTTTCTAGCGTAAAAATCCTTAGGCTCTTGTTTCTTCCAATCGGATAATTCCTTAAGATTAGTTATACCACTATACTCGACTTTCAATCCATATGGTAGATACCATGTTAAATGTTCAAATGTTAATTTTTCCATAATTAAATATATAATTGGCCTTTTACGTTAGCCTCAGTTTGAATAATGTTGATTTGAGCACGCCATTTCATAGCATCTTGAGTAGTTGGGAACGGTTTTAGCGTATTTAACCCACTAATGGTAAAAAGGACTTGATTAGTCTTATCAGGATCTATTCTAAGATTTGAGAATGTTCTCATCTTAGATAGTGAGTTGGTTTCCTTATTATAAAGGAGAATGTATTTCCCTTTATCAAATACCCATCCCAATACCTCGTAATTTGAATCTGTATCAAGGAATGGACCGGTTAATTGGTTAAAAATCGATTTGGTGATTTTCACTTTTTTGAGTTCTACTACCATAATTTTGAGATTAAAAAAGCCCTTGGCAGGAATCCCCAGCATCTCACAACTGGTTCATCCTATCAAGGGCTAAAATGTCTTTATAAATTGTATTGATGTGAGATGATACAATTAAGTAATCCAAATGTATAACTTAATTTCAAGTAATCCAAATGGATTACTTGTATTTTGTAAAATTAAATTAATTGCCCACTTCATGATACTCAGGAGCGATGTCGTAAACATCCTTTTGAACCTCGATCGGAACTACTCCTGCGTGTTCAAGTTCAATTGCTCGCTTCTCTGACTCTAGCCTATCCATTATGTTATCAACAAGCTGATGCGGCAGAAGACAAAAGAATGAAACTACCCTATCCATTGCTGATGCCATGTCGTATTCGAGCTCATCAGCATCCTTAAGGTTATACTTATGCAATAATGAGTTTTTCATGCCCTGAGCACCTTTATAGATCTGAGCACTAAAGTTTTTTAAGGTTTGATCTTTTACCTCAGAATCAAATAGATTGTTTCTCCATCTATTCTCGACGAGCTGTGCGATCGTGCCAATGAATTGAACATCTTTTAGTATGTTGAACTCACGTTGCGGAGTTAATTTAACTTTGATTGCTGGCTTGGGAATTATTATTTGATTCATGATTTTTAGATCTTAAGTTTCTGATATTATCTGAAGCGGCAGAAAAGCCCTTTAAAATTATTTGAAAACCTTCCTTTACTTCAGATACCAATTGGCTCAGGTTTTCATCTTGACACTCGGGAAAATCAAACTCTTTGAATCGTGAGTATAGGTTATTTACTTTTTCAATGTCTGTCATGGTCGATTTTTTCTAAGTACATATTTGCACAATTAATTGCTTCTTTCTTCACCTCATTTAGTTGACCTTCTCTTAAAAATGGTATCTCAAGCTCTACCCAATTTTCATCGACTTCCTCAAAATCAGTAATTAAGTCAGCTGTCCATGGATCGCTTTCACGCCAACGAATATAGATGGTGTATCTAGTTTCATTGTAGATGAACTGATAATAACATTGATATGGAAAGCCACACAGATCATTAAGCCATTCATTTAAATGTAAGTTCATAATTAAAACGGTGTTATATTAAAGTTGTCAATTGTTAGTCCTGCAGTAGCGATCGTAACAGTTTTTAATGTTTCATCTTCAATTCGCTGTTTGAAGACTTTGGCGTCCGAGTTCCTATCGGATAAGTGTATAAGAACGATATTGTTAACAGCTCTTAAATCATTTGCTTTAAGCGTTTCTAAACAAGTTTCTACACTCATATGGGATTGAATAACCCGATTTCTTAGAAAGCGATTACCTGCTAACTTTTCATCAATTATATCTTGGCTATAATTAGCTTCGATCAATATGTTATTTAATCCAGGGAATTGATAATTACAGTAGATCGTATCGGTAAGAAATAAAGTTGTTCCCATTTCAGGATGCTTAATTAAGAAGCCACATGGCTCATTAACATCATGGTGTGTATCAAAAGCAATCACATCAAATGGACCTAACTTGTAAATTCCTCCCTTTTTAACAGCATTGAAACGATGGTGAACACATTTTAAACCTTTGATCGTTCCGGCGGTAGCATAAATATCAATACCTGACTTTACAGCATCCCTTACCCCTTTGCAGTGATCCCCATGTTCATGTGTTACTAAGCATCCGACAACCTTACTCAGATCGAAATTCAAAGCCTGCTTGATTCTTTCAAATCTTACCCCACACTCGACAATAAGGGTTTCCCCATTATTGTCGGTGAAAAGGTAGCAGTTACCATCACTATTGCTGTTTATGATGTGTAACCTCATTAGAAGTCCATTTCAACTTGATCATCACCTCCAGGATTCTCATTTGGTTGCATAGCTGAACGTTTTGGCTCATCTGGAACAGAAACAGGTTTCTTTTCTATAGGTGCATCTTTAATTTTGATTTCCTCTACCACAATAGCATCCTCAAAAGAAATAGTCTGCTTATTTGCATTTGCTCGGATTTCAGTCTTAACCTGATCTGTGGTAGCATCATATTGCTGATCTTCCTTTTCATAAAGAACACTATCATCTGAAGATCTAATCAACAGTTTACAACCACGGTTGATGACTGTTTTTATTGCCATTTGATCACTAAAATTTTTATGGGCTCCGCTATTACCTTTTGATCCACCTTGCCCCCAAGCAAGCTTTATTTGTGAGATATTCATAATCTCAACATCCTTAGTTCCGTCGGCCAATTCATATGCGAAGTATGCACCTATTACTTCGCCACCAATTGTCTCAAGTGACTGCTTATGCTTTAAGATTCTAGTGCGATAAGGAAATTCTAGATCTGTTTCAAATTCAAACTCATCACCTTTGAAAATTGCTTTTTGGTTATGACTTACTAATCCACCATATCTTTTAGCTAGAACCAAGTTCCCTGTATATTCAGGTGAGAATTCTAATGTTTGACCATAGGCGATAAAATCACCCTGTTTTTTTAAGGGAGATAATCCCCAAACAACCATTTTAAGTAAAGCGTTCGCAATGCTTTCTTTAGTACATGCCTGAAGTACAGGATTGTTATTACGATCTTTTGTTTCCTGCAATACAAGCCATGCACTTTTTAATGCATTTTCCGGACTATAATCCTTGGGAATTCTAAGTTCGCCCGATTGTTGAAATGAAGTGATCTTCGCTAATACTGACGTTGTAATATTTTTTTCTTCTTGTTGTGCAGCTACTGCAGATTGTTGATTAGACATAGTTATTATTTTAAAATTTTATAAATACATTGGTTCAATTTTTCAGAAGGCATTGGCATTCTGATTTTACCAAACCACATTATGGCTTGGTGATCGCTCGGGAGCATAAATTTGCATCCCGAGCATGACACCTTTTTTATTGATGAAAGTGGTGTGGTAGATTTTTTAGCCATTAGGCAGTTTTCTTAAGCTATTTGGAAATGGAGTCCAGAATAGGATCTTTTCATCGGAAACACCCATAAACCAAACCCATTCCTTTTCACCGACTTGCATTTTAAGTCTATGATTATTCAGTACCGATCCAGTATCTGTCATTATCAAAACCATTTTGGTAGTTTCAACATCTTCTCCATTATTAATTAGATCAGGATAATTTTCAGGCATTTTATCCTTACAACTGATCCATTTTGGAGCAAATTGATCAGCATATGCTTCTGCTACTTGACAGGTAATTCTATCTAAAACTTCCATTTCAAATAGTCCTCTGTGCTCATGCTCTAGCTTGCCTCTCCAGTTACTGAAACCGTTTGATTGAGCCACCTTGTCTTTTATTTCATTTAAACTTTTCATTACGCTACTCTTAATTTCTCGTCTTGAGGTGAAACAATAAGGTTAATTGTCTGCGCTGCAGTATCAGGAATTACGGATACAGATTCACGGTTATCGAGGAATACAGGAGCAGTTACACCATAGTGAGCGGAAAGCGTATTGATAATATCAATTCCGACTAAAATCTTACCTGCAGTGTTTAGATCTGAGAACGGCACCCCGTTATAAGTCGTTTGACAAGTTGGCTCTTCCCCGCCATTGATCAATTTCGAGAATAACTTGAATTTAGCATACTTGAACATTCCATTAACACGATTCTCCAATTCCTCAGACTTAGCTTTCTCGTACTTTTCAGCAGCGAATTCTTGTTTTTCAAGCGAGGCAAGTTCCTGAGACATGGTTTTCTCTTGATCTTTCAACTCTTTAATACGTACATCAGCTTTAGCAATTTGGTCGGCAGTATTCAATTTTAGTTTATACGAATTCAGATCTGCATTGATTACCCCTTTTTTCAAGCGTAGGTCATAAAGATCTACAGGAGTAGTTTCTAATTGTCCGGTCAATTCTGTGATCTTAGAAGTCTTAGTGGCAATGGTAGCATCTTCCATCACGCGCTCTTCATAAGATTTCACAACAACCTTATTAGAGTCAGCATTTGAGATCTTAGTCTTTAGATCGGTAATTGATCCTTTTAAGGTGTCAATTGATGATGAAATAGCGCTATTGGTCGTTTTAAAGTTTTCATTAGCCTGAAGGATATCAGCATCACGCTTATCTAGGTCATTTTTTAAACCTGCGCCTTGAGCGTTCAATCCTTCAAGCTCATTTTTTTTGATCTTATTGAATTTAAAGCGTATTTCTTCAATATTATGCGATTCGTGCTCACGTCCACACTCTTTACACATTGTCTCGTTAGGATCGAGTGTACGAGCATTCACGGAAGTAAATAGAATCCGTAAGCTTGCTATACGATCATTGATATCTTGTTTATCGCGCTCGATACGTGCCAATTGATCAGTATGTGAACTCTGCAACTGATTAAATTGATTTTCTTGCAAACGCAATTGTGACTCTAATTGAGATAATCTTGCTTTATCTTCATTCGCACCTGAATTAGCCGTTGATACTTCTGAATTATATGCAGATCGATGAGCAGATTCAATATTTTGAATCTCAAGTTTAAGAGCATGGATCTCCTTTTGAACCGATTGAATGCGTGTATTTTCAGCCTCATTCGCTGCGTTCTTATCTTCGATAGCTTGATCCAAAGCATCATATTCGGTTTGTAATTCCGTTATACGAGCCTGAATTTCCTCCTCATTTACAGGTTCAGGTTTACCGCGTTCAGCTTCATCTATGCGACCAGGTATCTCAGCTAATTGTTCTTTCAGCTTTTTCTTCTCACCTGAGACCTTAGCTTTGAACTCTTTCAAGGTTTTACCATCCAAAGAATTAAGTAGTTCTTGCAACTCAGGATATTTACCAGTCAAGAAGCTATCAGTGATCTCACCTGAAATCTCAGATAATACAGCTCTTTGATCTTGCCATTTTTGAGAATTGAAGTAAAGAGGATTAGTGATCAACTTAAATACATTCTCGGGCATTAGATCATTGACCTTAGACTGAAACTCACCTGCTTGCAACGGTACATCATTCCAGAAGTATAGATGTTCATTTCCTGAGAATTCAGCCACCTCCTCACCTCTTTTCTTTGTCCACTTTTCTTTTTGGATATGGCGGATATAAATATCTTGGCCATCTACCTCGAGAACAGCGGAAACTTCATTTTCCGTGCGATCGGTCGTGATGCCTATCTGATCCAAAGGTTTTACATTAAAATCTTTACGATCATTTGAATCTTTTCCAAAGAGCATCCAGGTGAAGGCATCGAAAATAGTTGTCTTTCCAGAGGCATTAGCACCGTATATGTTGGTGATGAAATTGAAATCAACTGTAAGTTTCTTTACTCCTTTGAAGTTGATTAATGTTAGGGTTTTAATTAGGATATTCATTTTTTTATGATTTATGATAATAGATTTAATAATTGTTCAAGCTTTTGGTCGTTGTCAACTTTTGTTAGTTCGATGTAGTTTCCTTTTGTGGTTACTTCTACTTTTTGAAGATTCGAGATCTCGATGACAACATTTCCCTTTTGGATTCTATGATCGACAAAGAATTCATCTTCATCCTGCCATTCGCTCCTCTCAAATCCCAGAGCTAATAGTTTTTCATTAGTTATCATTCTTTGTCCAATTTGATTTTAACACCTTTGTCCTTGAAATATTGGGTATTTATGTATTGAGCAACGGTACCAGATGAAGACAAAGCCTGAATCTCCACTCGATCGATTTGCCATGATTTACCGATCTCACCTCTTGGAGTTATGAGACCATCTTTGATCCAGCTGTCAACTTTACCTCTTCCGTATAATCGATATGCCTCTGATTTATTCATATAAGGCTTAATTGCACCTGTATCGGTTAATGCTTGCGTTGCCCCTAGCTTTGCAGCATCGGTAAGCATGTTGCGTAATTCGTAATCAAATACTGATCTCATAATGACTCCTTTGTTACTTGAATAATTCCCTTTTCCCTATCTACTACTGTAGGAAATTTATAATTTGGAGAAACAGACTTCATTTTTCTACTAGCTGCTTCTTGAACTGCCCTAGCGTGACAGATATCAAAATGAAGTGTTTCGCCTTTATTCATTTCTGAAATCAATCCAGCAACTGTTGGCTGAGGTTCTATTTTTATGATTTTCATGATTTTATTAGTCCTTTTTGGTAAGCGAAAATTGATAGTTCTGCTTTGTTCTTTAATCCTGTTTTGATTCGAATATTTTGCAGATGAGTAGATACTGTATCTGGGGAAATATTCAATTCAGATGCTATGATCTTATCTGGTTGTTTAACTATCTTCAAAACTTCAATTTCTGATTTCGTTAAAATTCCATTTGTAACTTTAATTGAACAGCATAACTTTCCTTCATATTTACATGTACCTCTTAATTCACATTCGACATATTCCGTGTGGTTTACTTCACCTTTATCTGTGAAATCAGGCTTGTCATCAAGCCCACCAAATCGACAAAGGATATATCGGTATGTCCAATCTTCACGTATTAGGTTTTCCCAACTTGACAATGACCATAATGCGTCTGGCTGATTAAGCATATCGTTCTCTACCCACTCTAGTACTTTTTGAGGTAGATCTGGCCAAGTGTGAATTTTAAAATTGTGAACGCAATACAGTCTTGATTTCACACTGAAAAACTCAGCACCTTTGTCAATCATTCCTGCGTATATTCTGTTATTATGCATAATGGTACTATTATACTATTGTGGTAAATGACTGTTAATTGTATCTTTGTTTTGTTCGTATGGTACAAATATAAACCACTTGGTTAACATTTCAAAGTTAATGATAAACTAAATGGTTAATATATAATTAACTAATTGATTTACAGTGAGTAAAAATTTCAATATAATTTCTTATTTAAAGGAAACTAAAGGATTAAATGGGGCTTCTATAGCTAAAGCTTTAAATGTCAGTCCTGCCTTTATAAGTAATTTATCAAAAGGTAAACCAGTTGGTAAAGAATTAGGTGAGAAGTTTGCAAAAGCATTTGATTTATCATTGCAATTTGTACTAACAGGCTCTGACTCCAACATTGAGTCTGATATTAAACATATACACCAAAACGCAAAGGATTTAGGAGATCCTACTATATATGATGATGAAGGAAATACAAAATTTATTGAGATTAGTCCAGGACGGTATCGCATGGGGGTGGAATTAGTTCCAGAATATGCAAGAGCCGGATACTTAGCTGGGTATGCAGACCAGGAATATATAAGCGACCTTCCATTGCATTACATAACTGTTGATCGTTATGTTCGCGGAAAATACAGAGCATTCGAAATTTCAGGTGATAGTATGGACAATGGTGATATAAGAGAAGCTTTACCACACGGTACCATAGCTACAGGAAGAGAAGTTAAAAGAGAATTGTGGGATAGTAAATTTCACAACCACCAATGGCCTAACTGGATATTTATCCATAAGACAGAAGGGATAATAGCTAAACAGATAAGTTCGCAAGATGTGGTAAAAGGTACCTTGACTTTAAAATCTTTAAATCCTGATAAAGATACTTATCCCGACTTTACTGTAAACATTGATGATCTTATTCAGATATATAACGTAGTAAAAAGAGAACTTCAGTAAATATGCCTAAGGTTTGGTGCACGTCGACAATTGAACTTGAGGTTATGAATATTGTAAAAGAATATCTTGAGGATGAACTTAAGAAATATGATGGCATTTTAGATGGCGGTATTCACTTTAAATATAAACCAAAGGATATTCGCGTAAAAGTGATCGAATTAAATTGCACTGATTACAAAAATTCATCATCACTTGACAATCTTGAAAACTGTGTAGTTAATATAAACTATCAAGACGAGGATCAGGATCTTACTGAAGAAGTTACAGAATACATTTACAATGTGCTGGACCATGCGGTCGTGAGAAATTTGTATTTCGAATCTATTCGGAAGGAAGTTCGCAAAATATCTCCTTACTTATGGTTAGGAAACAACTTTTTAGAAATAAAGAATAACACCATATATAAAAATAAAAAACACAATGACAGAGTTGAATAACGAACAAGACGTAAATGAACTAGAAGTTCAGGTTGGAAAACGTTTCAAAGAATTCCGATTGACATATAATATTAAGCAAACCGATATTGAGGTAATGCAAAAGCAAAATATTTCAAGAATCGAACAAGGCCGTCGTTTACCAAGTCATGAATTAATGGTATACATGCATACAAAATTTAATATGGATCTGAACTGGCTACTTACCGGTGAAAAACTTTCAACAAGAAATATTGCTAAACCTGAAAAAATAACAAAGTCAAGGGTTACAGACTAATCCTTTAATAAATTTAATACTCCGTTTTGAACATCGTCAATAATAGACCAATCTTTAGCGATGTACGTATCAGTAATTGTATTTGATGAGTGGTTAAGTGCAGCGGCCACATCATCTTTACTAAAACGGCATTCATTCCGTGCCAATGAAGCAAAAGAGTGCCTTGCTGAGTAATAGCTTAGATTTTCAATCCCCAATGTTTTCCCAATTGAAATAAATGAATCGCTTAGTCGATTATTTAGAGATTTAACTGATTTATATCTTCTTTGAAGTAGTCCTGCATATTTAATTACCAAATTCCTAGCTTCTGATGGAATATTTATTGAAATAAAGGCATTATCATTTCGACTACCGGATGTTTTTACTCGATTATAGTTTAGCCTTATGGCATTTTCATCTGTTAGGCTTTTCATCAAATCGACAGAATTGACACCACATAAATAAAAGGATAACATAAACAGGTCTCTGGAAATAATATCAGCTTCTGCTTTTAATTCCACATCACGAATTGCCTTTATCTGTTCAATTGATAAATTCCTGTTTCTTGTTTTCTTTGGAACCACCTTTACAAGTTTTCGGAATGGATTATTCGGGATCCTGATCTCACCAGTATCTTCATCATTATACCGGTCTCTCATTAAATTAAAGATAACCTGGATATCTGTAATTATATTCAAAACTGTCCTATTCGATCGCGCACCTCTAGCAACTGCATCTCTTCTTATAGGTGTTTTTAGAAAATCTTGAAAATCTGATAAAAATTTAGATTTTATATCAAGGGGTGATAAAGTGTTACCTCCAACAAACTCCTTTAATCTTGCGACTGATGATTTTCGTTTAATTACGGTATTGACACGACCGGTATGTTTTTCAGCATATTCATCAAAGAAAGTAAAGAAGTCCATCGCCTCCCCTTTCTGCGTTATAACTGCCTTAAGTTGATCAGCACTCATACCGTCAGCTCGGATTCCAAGCGAATTAATTATTTCCCTAAGCCTATTTAGTTCAACACTTAGATACCTGTCAATAAATATCTTTTTTAATCGTAACTTTGTATCCAAGTCTTCTTTGTTAGCAACGATAGAAGTATCAACATAAACGGATCTTCCTTTCTGTGAAATTCTAATCTTCACACTCCAGGTGTTATTCTGTTTTTTATGATGCTTTAAAATGGTTGCCGATATAGAAGCCATAGAGATTGTAAATGTTGTTGTAAATTATCTGTGAACTTTATTTTTACAAAGTAAACAAATAAATCTGCTTTTCTTAGCATAGGGTTTTCAAAAACTAAAAAGAATAGCATTATAAAACATTGACAATCAATTTATTAAATAGTAAAAAATTAAAAAAAATAGATTTTAATGATTAATGTATCCAATCTTTCTCTTCGCTACGGTAAACGCGTATTGTTCGAAGATGTCAATCTAAAATTCACGCCTGGTAACTGTTACGGTATTATTGGTGCCAATGGAGCTGGAAAATCGACTTTCTTGAAAATTGTTTCTGGAGAAATTGATCCTTCTACAGGTTCTGTTGCTTTTACACCTGGCGATAGAATGTCGGTATTAAGCCAAGATCACTATGCTTTTGACGAATTTACAGTTTTGGAAACCGTAATGATGGGTAATCATGAGCTATACAAAATCATGAAAGAGAAAGATGCGATCTATATGAAAGAAGATTTCTCTGATGCTGACGGTGAACGCGCTGGTGAATTAGAAAGCTTATTTGCTGAAATGGACGGCTGGAATGCTGAATCAAATGCCGCAACACTCTTAAGTAGTTTAGGTATTAAAGAAGAATTCCATTATAAATTAGTTTCAGAAATTGACGGTAATCAAAAAGTACGTGTCTTATTGGCGCAGGCTTTATTTGGTAAACCAGATATTTTGATTCTCGATGAGCCTACCAACGATCTTGATATTAATACAATTGCATGGTTAGAAGATTTCTTAGCTTCTTATGAAGCTATCGTATTAGTTGTATCCCATGATCGTCACTTCTTAGATGCTGTATGTACGCATACAGTAGATATTGATTTTGGTAAAATGACGATCTATACCGGTAACTACTCTTTCTGGTACGAGTCTTCTCAATTAGCGTTGAAACAACGTACTGATCAGAATAAGAAAACTGAAGATAAGGTTAAAGAATTGCAGGAATTTATTCGTCGCTTCTCGGCCAATGCATCAAAATCAAAACAAGCAACCTCACGTAAGAAAGCTTTAGATAAGATCAACATTGATGAAATTAAGCCTTCTAACCGTAAATATCCTGCGATCATGTTTAATACCATGAACAGAGAACCAGGAGATCAAACTTTACAGGTAGAAGGATTGAGCAAAACAGTTAACGGAGAAGTTTTCTTCAAAGACATCACCTTCATGATTAATAAAGGTGATAAAATTGCTGTCTTAGGAGCCAATTCACTGATTACTTCTGCATTCTATGATATCCTTACAGGACGTGACAAAGATTTTAAAGGAGATATTAAATGGGGTATTACGATCACTCCTGCAGATATGCCAATGGATAATTCACCTTTCTTCGAAGGTAGAACAGAAAATCTGGTTGATTGGCTAAGAGATTACACAACAAACCCTGATGCTGATGAGCAATTTATTCGCGGTTTCTTAGGTAAGATGTTGTTCTCTGGAGAAGAAGTCTTGAAAAAATGTTCAGTACTTTCCGGAGGTGAGAAGATGCGCTGTATGTTCTCCAGAATGATGCTTCAAGGTGCAAACTTCTTAATCTTTGATGAGCCAACGAATCACTTGGACTTAGAATCCATTACTGCTTTGAACAACGGTATGGTAGATTTTAAAGGTTCCATGTTATTCACTTCTCGTGACCACGAATTAACTGAAACGGTAGCAAACCGTATTATTGAATTAACGCCAAAAGGTATCATCGACAAGTTGATGACTTACGATGAGTATATTAATAGTGAAGTTGTACAAGCACAGCGTGCTGAAATGTATAAATAAGAATTATTATCTATAAAAAAGAGAGGCCTTGATTATAACAATCAAGGCCTCTCTTTTTTCATAATCTATATTAATTTGAATAAACTCCAAAATCCGCTAAATGTGAATAGAAGAAATTACCCCACGAACTTGTTGACTCTATTTTTAGATACTGTGTATTTAGTACCGATGTAAAATCTACATTGATCCAACTTCCTGACACTTGTATCAATTGAGCTGTTTTTACCAACGACCAGCTAGTACCATTTGTACTTGAGTAAATATTAATATCCTTCATCGCCCCGTTTAGGTTATCCCGATTTCTAAAAGCGACTCCTTTTACAGATCTCAAAGCCCCCATATTCACAGAAAAATAATGCGGCTGTGGCGTTTGAGCTGACGACCAAGGCGTATGCCATATTGTACTTCTATTTTTATCTAAAACGTTGCTTGCAGGCGCACCATTTTCTTGACTATCAGCTGCTATGATTGACCAGCCTGTTGTCGGTAACAAGTTATGAACAATAACTTTAGACAAATCAGGAAGATTATTGACAAAACTATATAAGTAACTATAAGTCGACCGGCTACCGTTCTCATGCATAAAACCAATACGAAGCTGATAGTCTCCAGTTAAATCGTAAAAATCTGCCAATGGGCACTCAAATCTAAAGCTGTCAACGCCAATTACTTTAGTCGACCATTGCACAGCATCATAATCCTGATTACCACCATATGGACTTCTATCATGCCAAATCACGACATCTTTCACCGGCTTAGTCGCTGTAAACTTACCTGAAACAATAATTTTATTGCTCGCTACAGAAGCTGATAATGATGTAATATCTACAGAGGCTGCTTGGTACCAATCTGTACGTGTTACTGTACTGAATACTTGACTATTATTAAATGTTGCTGTAGTAGCTTGTGTCAGCGAAGTTGTAGAGATGCCATAAGTCGAATTACCACTTCCCATCAATGCCGTACCTAAGGTAGGAGCCAATGTTTTATTCATGCGGTTATGGCTAGCGTTAAGACCATGACCTAGCTCATGAATCATTCCTCCAATCCATACTGTTGCTTTCCACCCGATATCGCCACCTATTCCTAAATTTTTAGCGTCTAAATTCACATAGTCCAGCGCATAACATGTGGTACCCGTTCCATAAAATGGCGGACCTCCTGGATTCGCCGGATCACTATTGTAAGTAGGAATGACAATCAGATTATGCTCGCTTTTCTTTGCAGAAGGATTTAAAGCATAGTAAGCATCCACTTCCGATTTCACTGCGCCACTCCCCCCCTCATAAGGATAAGTTGCTTTTCCAAAATTACCTGGAATGTAGATAATGTTAATTAAAGAATCGTTGATCAGATCCAAACCAAAAGATTTACGACCAAAACCTTCGCGGTCCATATTCGAAGCAAACATTTCCTGCGCATCGAGTAATATCTTACTCAGGCGCTTTCTGAAATTTGGTATAGAATCCAAATCATTCGGCACAAAGTAAACAACATTTAATTTGTAGGGATTGTTGCGCCATTCATTAGTCAGATTAAGCGCTTGCTTTTTGCCTAGACCGGATTCATCCTTGTCATAATTACTCAAATCCTGTGTAATGTCTTTACAAGAGAATACAGTAAGTAGCACTATACTACAGAGTACGTAAAAAGATTTATTCTTCATATTTTATGTTATAATGGTGTTAACCGAATTTATAAAAGACAAATCATTTTAAAAAAAATTATTTAAAAAATATAATATTTTACTTAACGCAAACGATTGTTTTTCGCAATCAACTAAACTATTTGTAACAAAAGCATAGTAAAAACTATTTCACAACCAAAATATTAATTACTATTAAAGAAAAATTACAAGCACATTGATCAGTGATGAGTTCATAAAACTGATTTTTCTTATAGTCAGTGTAGCTTATAATTCATTTAGGCAAGTAAACATAGAATAGATTTAAATTTCTAGTAGGGGTGCTCAAAACCTGAATCATTAATAGCTAGATTTTTTTTTATTCCCCCCTCCTACTTACATCTAAAAAAATTATTGTGATTCTTTTTATCTTCTTATACAGCGGAAAGATATTAATGATATAATCAAACGAAAATAATTACTGCAGGTAGCTTGTATACGAAAAAAATCACAAATTTTTAACAGATCATGATTGACTATTCTATATTGATTTTTTTTAAAAAAACCTTTCTAAACGTAACTTAAAACAACATTCATATTAAATTATAAGCACTCAATTACAGATAGTTAAAAACTAATAATTACTATTATTTAAAAATAAATGCTGTAATGTGAAAACTAAAAAATATATTTGTCTACCAAATCGATAGATTTAATATTAAATATGAAAAGAACATTACTAAATTTTATTATCATCGCGATTATTGGGGTGGCCAAAACTACTC